AAATAGTGACATTAGTGAATTCGATGCCCTGAATTGTAAGTTTCCAATCAGGCGTAAAGACTGTCATTAATTGCCTCGAATTGCTCTATTTGTTAATAAAGGAACTGATGATGCAGCTGAGTTGTTGATTACTTTGGCAACCGCCCTTGCAGCGCTTTGGCTATCAACTGCTTTTACTGTGATGTTATTTACTGTGGTTCCACTAGATCGACTTTCAATAGCATTTGTATTTTGCGGAAGTTGTGGAATGCCAGCAGCTGATGGGGCAATGTTTGGAATTGCTCCGATATTAACACCCGGAACTATATTGGCTATTGAAATCAATTGATTTGCTAATGAAGTAAGTAATCCAATTGCTTCTCTAAGGAATGTAATAAATCCTGAAATAATGCCTGCTACTGCTGCAATACCTTTTCCAAAACTTTCAGCACCTCTTTGAGTTTCTTCTAATCCTGCACTTAATCCTTGATCGCCCGTTAATCCTGCAATAAATGCGTTTAATGTTGGAATGGCAGTAGAGTTTAAGAATGTAATAAACTTTTCAACAGATGGCAATAAGGCAACTCCCAAACTTTCCTTAGCCTCATCAAATCCAACTTTTAATCGGTCAATCTTGCCTTGAAAGGTTTCAGCATTTCTAGCTGCTGCTCCACCATAAAGTTCAGATAATTTCTCTTGAACCTGAGTAAAAGACAAAGTTGAAAGTTCGGCTTTAGATAATCCAAGTCCTAATCTACCAAGAGCTGTGGTATTTCCATCCTGTGCTCGACCCAAAGCATTTGCGACAGTTTCAAGTTCAAGCCCTTTTCCTTTTGCAATATCTAAAGCAAGGTTTAATAGTTTCTGGGCTTCGACTGTATCTTTGGTTGATACTGCAAGTCTTTGAAAGGCTGGTCTAAGTTGATCATCTGCCACGCCAGTTGCTAAGGATGTCTTATAGATCATTTCCTCAGTTGCCTTTATTTGGGCATCAGTAGCCCCTGTGGCAGTCTTTAACGCATTGGCTAACCTAAGTTGTGCAGCCTCATCCTCTATTGCAGCCTTAACGCCATCAACGGCTAATTTCGTGCCATAAGCAGCAGCAGCAACGGCAGCAACAGCAAAAGCAGCAGCAGCCTTCTTTCCAAACTCTGAAATCTTATTTGCATTACTTTCAACAGCTTTGTCTGCATCGCCAAGTTTCTTTTTAAGATCATCGACATCGGCAAGGATTGAGAGTTTAAGCGTGCGATTACCAGTAGCCATTAGACCCATTCCTTAATAATGCGATCAAAACTTTGTTCCCATTTGTTAATCAATTCAGGCTGAATTCTGCGAAGGGTTGGATAGATAAACCATCCACGCGAACCTCTGCCTTGCCGTCCTGAATATGTAGGGAACTGTTTGAACTTATTAGATCCAAACTCAACACCACCCCATAGGGTTTGCGTTGTAGCCCCACCTGAAAACTTCTGGCGTGCGAAACCATAACGGAACTCGCCAATTTTGCTTGACTTTGATATGGATACTCCGTCGGCAACTCTCTGCGCAACTTTGCTAGACTTTGTTCTTTGACCAGCTGCTTGTTTAATTTCCTCAGATGCAAAATACGCCAAAGCAGCAGACTGAGTTCTAGCCTCATCCGTTGCTTGCTCATCCATGAGTTTGAATGCTTTGTAAATGTCGCGAAGATCGGATTTGTTGTAAGCAATTGTTTCACTTGCCATACCTCGCCTCCAATACTTCGATCGCTGTTAAAATATCTGCTGCATCAACCCATTCACTCATTGGTATCTGTGTGGCTATTGCCAACTCAACCAATAATCTACTTAGGCTTCCTGCTGGGTGGCTTTTGGGTCTGCATCACCGACAATTACATCGGCAACAGTTTCCATCCAAGCCTCAAATGGTTTAACTGGTTTTCCAGCAGCTTCGCGCTTATGAGCGTTGTATGCTAAAAACATCAGATCCCACATTCCAAGTTTTTCTTTTGCTTGGCTTATGGTGTTGCCAGTTGATTTCTCCCACTTAGCCCACTCAGGCGGTTGGGCAATATATGTTGCTTGCTCGCCTGAGTTATATTCAATTGTGATTGGTAATTTCATTTTTTTGCTCCCGTTTCTATTTCTTAACTAAATGTTTCTACTACTGCTCCACCTGTAACAGTGAAAGTTAGTGAAACAGTTTGTGCATCAATTCCTCCACCACCAGCTGTTGGGAATTCAGGCTTTACTGGGAACACGAATTGCGCTCCAGTTGCTGATGTTAGTGTGATTGAGATATCTGTGTCTGGTGCGCTTTCAGCAGCAGTCCATAGAGCCTCGCATACTGAACTTGTCTTGCCCCAGTCAGCCAACATGTCTAACTGGAATGTTCCAGAAATGTTTGTGGTTTTGTAAGCTGTGCCATCAAGTGTCTGATATTCCTGACGCTCATTGACCTTTGTTAAAACTGCATTGGTTGCTTGTGCTTCGATGTCTGTTCCACCTGTGAAAGACAACGAAATATCGCGACCGGTGATTACTGTGGTTGCCATTATTTCTCCTTAGACTGTGCGTGTGTAGTAGGTAGATACTCGAACATCTGCAATAAGCAAAGTCGATGCTCCGACTGTGGTAACTGTTGGTCTTTCGACCGAGCTGACAATATATCCACTAGGAATTACTGCCAGAACGCTTATGATCAATTGCTCGATATTGTCGAGCGATGCTGGATTGCTGTTATATGCAACTGCAACTGAAATGGTCATATTGACCTTTGCACGAATGTTTGATTTATTTATTGTTTCAAATTCTAGGTATGGGCTATCTGGCACAACAACTACGGCTGGCGGAATAACTGTTTCAGGCACAAACGCATAAACATTTCCTGCAACACTAGATAAAGCAGTTGCTAATGGTGTGCGAATTTGTTCAAGAATTGTTTGGTTAGCCACTATTGAGCCATGCTCTCTGTGTCTATATAACTGCCTAATAAACCAACGCATTTGTTAAATAATGATCGACCCATTCTAAATGGTGTCGAAGTAAAATCTACTCCTTCAATTTGTCCTCCGCCTGCAAGTCTTGCTTGGAAAACTTCGACTGAAACTGTATAGACGGCTGATTGAACAGCTGCATTTCCAACATAAGTTGATCCGCCAGATAAGGCAGCAATTCCGGATGGGATGACATTAACCTCGAGTAGATCGGCATTAGTGATCGATTGTGAAAAGGTATATTGTCCAAGATTATCTGCCAGCACAACTCTTGTTCCGTTGTAAGGTGTTCCGCATCCTGTGATGACGACTGATTGTCCTTCGGTGAATTCATGTATCCCTAGTGTAGTGAAAGTGGCGACATTACTTGTCAGCTCGACTTTTTGAATTGGGCTTTTGAATGTAACTAGCATTGGCAGAATAACTGTTTCTGCGGTGTCAATAATTTGATTTAGGTAAGTGTCATCATAAAGAGAGGAACTCACACCCAATACGGAACGCAACTGAGTCGCGGTGATTATTGTTGGCATAAATTCCTCTCTTTGACTCCCATTTATAGCTGCCTACCAGCGGGAGCACTAGTAGGCATTAAGGTCAATTAAGCCTTGTTGAATCTACGAATTCCGCCAGCAACCTTAGTTGCAATTGCATAATATCCATAGACTGCTACTTGCAAGCGACCATTAGCGAACGCCTGAACTTGTAGAGTTGTCTTTGGTGCCTCGTAGAATGTGATTGCATCTGGATTAACCAAAAGCATTGTGTCATCAGCTGTTCCTGAACCAATAAATGGATCAACATATAGGTTTGTGCCTAATACTGAGCCAACTACTGATGAAGGTGAAGCGATACCTGCGTTGTTGCTTGGATTAGCAGCAGCATAGATTGGACGCTTTGTTGTATCTTGTGCAGCAAGCATTACTGACCACCATGAACTGTTTGTGATCAAGTTAGTTGCAAATCCGCCAGTTGCAGCATAAGCAGCAGCAGCCTCAGTTGCAATGTAAGCCTGTAAGCCATCAGCATCAGCTGTGGTTGCAGTTCCAACTGTTCCATCTGTGAACATTTGAGTGAAAACAGCTGTGTCAGTTGCTTTTGCATAAGCGTTGTTTAATTGACGAATTAACTCATCATAGAAAACTGGTGATGATCGATCGATCAATTCCCAAGAAATGTTTTGTAGTCCAGCAGCTTTCTTAACATCAACTGTGATGTATCCAGAAGCCATTTCAGTTCCACCAAGTGCTTCACCCTCAGTTGAGTTACCATCAATTGTTGGAGCAGTTGTTAATTTAGGAATTGTGAATGACATTCCTGATGCTGGTAGCACACCGCGAGAAATTGCATCAACTGATGGGCGTGCGCCAATTGTTGTTGTAATGAACTCGTTTAGGTGTTGTGGAAGTGTTAGACCTGTGTTCGTTGTTGTGTCATCTGCGAACTTAACATAAGTGCGGCTCTCATCGTTGCCCATAGCGGCTTTGATTGAGTGCTCTAAGTAAGATCCAGCAGACACGATTGGTGAGCGTGGCTTCGCGTAAGCAACTGG